AGAATTCAAACTATTCTTACGTTGGAGAGGCTTCAACATTGATACAAGTCTATTCCAATTAGTATTCAACCCTCCGCAGAACTTTGCTGCATATCGTCAAAGTGAACTAGACAACGCTAGAGTTGGTACGTTCACTAGTATGGAAGCGTTTCCTTATATCTCAAAGAGATTCGCACTTGAAAGATTCTTGGGTCTAACTGAAGAAGAAATCAAGCGCAACGAAAAGCTTTGGGAAGAAGAAAACAAAGAAGAAGTTACAGAAGAACCGGGCGGCAGCGATCTGCGTAATATCGGTGTATCAACTGGTGACTTTGAAGCAGATATGGAAACTGCTGATGAAATTGAATCAAGCGAAGAAATGGGCGCTGAAGGCCCAGAAGCAGCCGGCCCAGTCGGTGACGCTGGCGGAGAGGCAGTTCCTGGCGGCGCAGCCGGCCCCGTAGGCGGCGGCGGAATGCAAATCTAAAAGATAAATACATTCATGAATCTACTAGAAATGTTTGACGCACCTATTAACGGGATGCAAGATGTCAATGATGACAATAGTAAACCTACCTATCGAACATCTAGAAAAACAAAACTAACTCTAAAACAAATTCGCAAACTTCGTAGAATGCTAGATGTAAGAAGCTACGAAAAGCAAAAATATTTAGGCAATGTTCGTAAGCAATACGGTGCAAAACCAGAAGAAGCAGCCGGCGGCCCCGCAGCATAAAGCATATCTAAATTAAAAACTCAAAAAATACATAGTTATTGAGTGTTTTTCCTGACTACGGCATAAGTAAGTCTACACAAAGCCATTTGTATCAGGAGAAATTATAATGGATCATAAGAAATTTGAAAAGTTAATGGATTTAGTCATTAACGAAAATGCGGATCAAGCCCGCGAATTATTCCACGAAATCGTTGTAGAAAAGTCAAGAGAAATCTTTGAGTCAATTATGGCTGAAGAAGAAGAAATGATGGACGACGAAGACATGATGGAAGGTGATTACGGCGATACCATGGAAGATGATGGTATGGGCGGCCAAGTAGGCGATCTAATGGACGAAATCACTGCTGAAGAATCAGGCGTCATGGAAGAAGAAGACGAAGAACTAGACTTCACCGATGGCGAAGACGATATCGAACTCGGCGCTGAAGAAGACTTCGGTGACGAAGGCGGCGACGAAAATGAAGACGCTATCATTCGTATCGAAGACAAGCTTGACCAGTTGATGGCCGAGTTTGAAGATATCATGGGCGGTGGCGCTGATGATGACATGGGCGGCGAAGAAGACTTCGGTGACGAAGGCGACGCAGACATGGACTTCGGTGACGAAGAAGATGAAGAAGCTATGATGGAAGCTGTACAGCTTAAGAAAGTTTCTGTAACTCACGGCGATAACGGCGTTCAAACTAAGAGCCCAGGACTTCAGGGTTCAGGTCAAGCAGGAATGGACAGTCACCCAGTAAAGTTCTCTGGCGCTGCTGAATCAGTTCCTACTGCTCCTAAAGCTCCAAGCAACTTCTACTCAAAGGGTGAAACATCTGTAAAGGGTGCAGGTAACTTCAAGAACAGTCCAGGTAAGGATAACTTCAAGGACAAGGGCGAAGCAGCTCCTAAGCCAAAGCACGGTGATGACGGCGCACACACTCGCAGCCCAGTAGCAGAGTCACGTAGACCTGCTCGTAGACCAGCTCGCTAATAAGGAATACTGAGAGAATGGCTTTGTATCTCAGAGAAAATCTCACCTTTGATAGAGCAGGCATGGTTGTCGAATCTATCAAAGAAGAGGGCGCTGATTTTAAGACCCTCTATATGAAAGGGATTTTCATTCAGGGCGGGGTAAAGAACGCAAATGAGCGTGTTTACCCCGTCAATGAAATCGAAACCGCTGTAGATACATTAAACAAGCAAATCTCAGAAGGCTACTCAGTTTTGGGTGAAGTTGACCACCCAGATGATCTTAAAATCAATTTAGACCGTGTATCACACATGATTACAAGCATGTGGATGGACGGAGCCAACGGTTTTGGCAAACTAAAAATTCTTCCTACTCCAATGGGTCAACTAGTAAGAACTATGTTGGAGTCAGGAGTAAAGCTAGGTGTATCCAGTCGTGGATCAGGTAATGTAAACGATATGGATGGTAGAGTCAGTGATTTTGAAATCATCACTGTTGATATCGTTGCCCAACCTAGCGCACCAAACGCATATCCCAAAGCAATTTATGAAAGTCTCATGAATATGAGAAACGGACATAAAGTGTTAGAGATTGCTAAGGAAGCACAGGGTGACAAAAAAATACAACGATTCCTTGGTGAGGAAGTAAAGCGTCTCATCAATGAACTTAAAATATAAAAGGAATCAAGAAAAATGTTAGATGCTATTAAGCCATTACTTGACAGCGGACTCATCAACGAAGATATCGGGCAACAATTAAATGAAGCCTGGGAAGTTAAGTTGACTGAAGCCCGTGAACAAGTACGTGTAGAACTCCGTGAGGAATTTGCACAACGTTACGAACATGATCGTACTGTGATGGTTGAAGCTCTTGACAAAATGATGACCGAAAATCTTTCAGAAGAAATTGCAGAATTTCGTGCTGAAAGACAAGCAATGAATGAAGACAGAGTTAAAGGACAGCTTAAGCTTCGTGAAAACGCAACCAAATTCAACGACTTCATGGTTACTAAACTAGCCGAAGAAATCCGCGAACTACGCAGTGATCGCAAAGCTCAGATGGAAGGTCAAGCAAAACTTGAGAAATTCATCGTACATGCTCTAGCCAGAGAAATTAAAGAATTCTCACAGGATAGACAAGCTGTTGTTGAAGCTAAGGTTAAACTCGTTGCTGAAGGCCGCAAGCAATTGGAAGCACTCAAAGCAAGATTTATTGCTGAAAGTGCTAAAAAAGTTAGCGGTTTGGTCGGAACACATCTCAAGAGTGAACTATCACAACTTAAAGAAGATATCCAGTCTGCTAGAGAAAATAACTTTGGACGTAAGCTGTTCGAAGCTTTTGCTAGCGAATTCTCAGTAACTTATCTAAACGATAAGGCTGAAACTCGCAAAGTTATGCAAGAGCTTAGAGCAAAGGACAACCAACTAGCAGAGGCTACAGCTAAGCTTGCAAACGCAGCTAAGTTAGTAGAAACAAAGGATCGTGAAGTTAGAATGATTAACGAATCAACTCAAAGAGCTAGGGTCATGAATGAACTTCTATCCCCGCTTAATGAGGAGAAGAAGCAAGTGATGAAGACTTTACTTGAAAGCGTACAGACACCTCGTCTACAACACGCTTTCGACAAATATTTACCAGCAGTTCTCAATACAGGTACAGTAGAAGCAATTACTGAAAAGAAGACTAATACTAAGTCTGTTATTGTAGAAGCAACTGGTAATAAAAATGCCACTATAAAAACAAATGAAGTAGATGAAACTATCGTAGATAATGTAATCGATATCAAGCGTTTGGCAGGGCTTTAATTAAAAAAGACAATTAGGAGAATATAAATGTCAAAAGTACTTTTAGAAAGCCGTTGGGGAGAAACTAAGGACGCCCTGCTTGAAGGCTTAAAGGGCAATCGCCGCTCAACAATGGGTGTATTGCTTGAAAATACAAAAAAGCAGCTTCTTGCTGAAAGTTCAGCCGGAACTACAACTGCTGGTAATATCGCAACACTAAACCGCGTTATTCTTCCAGTAATTCGTCGTGTTATGCCAACTGTTATCGCTAACGAACTCGTTGGTGTGCAGCCAATGACCGGCCCAGTTGGTCAGATTCACACTCTACGTGTGCGTTACGCTAACTCACTAACCGACACTTCAGCAGCACAAACTTCGGTAACTGCCGGTGAAGAAGCACTATCACCATTCAAGATTGCACAGGCATACTCAAGAGTTCCATCAGGCGCCACAACAACTGATGCTTACACTGGTGCCGACACTGCATCACTTGAAGGTAACGGTGGTAAGCAGATTTCTGTTCAGATTCTTCGTCAGGCTGTTGAAGCCAAGTCACGTAAGCTACAAGCTCGCTGGACTTTCGAAGCTGCTCAGGACGCTCAGTCACAGCATGGTATCGACGTAGAAGCAGAAATTATGGCTGCTCTTGCACAAGAAATTACTGCTGAAATCGATCAGGAAATCTTGCTTTCACTTGCAACTCTTGCTTCAACTGAATACACATTCAACCAAGCAACTGTTTCAGGTACTGCTACTTACGTTGGTGACGAACACGCTGCTCTAGCTGTTCTTATCAACCGAGTTGCAAACTTGATTGCACAGCGTACTCGTCGTGGTGCAGGTAACTGGGCTGTTGTTTCACCAGCTTCACTTACTGTTCTACAGTCAGCTACAACTTCAGCATTCGCTCGTACAACTGAAGGCACTTTCGAAGCTCCAACTAACACTAAGTTCGTTGGTACTCTTAACGGTGCAATGCGTGTATTTGTTAACTCATATGCACCAGACACTCAGCCAGTACTTG